TTGTAGGTTTGCAAGGGCGCTTGCTGCATGGTCTGGGCGACGGTGGTGTTGCCGAGGCCGGAGTTGATGAGCCCCTGCTGTACCTTACCCTGATTCTGCTGCAACTGTTGCTGGGCCTGCGACTGTTCGCCGGAAGCCGTTTGGTTGTTGAGTTGCTGAGCCGAATTCAAACTGTTCAGGGCATTGTTGTAACCTCCCTGCACCAGTTGCGTGGGGAGCATGTTCATTGATTGGACGCCGATGCCTGCCATGATGAATCTCCTATGAAATCACTTTTAGACTGAACACACGGGTTTGAACCACGTTCGACGTATTCGTGACCGAGGATGAAGCGGTGAGGCTGAAGGCGACCGTTCCCGTCCAGTTAAGGCTCGACCCGCTCGCCGCAGAAAAGTTGGTGAAGCCGCCTGTCGAAGTATTGGACCCAATCACTGTCACGCCGTAGTACAATGTCCCGCTCGATCCCGTTGTACGAATGCCGATGATGCCCTGGACAATCAGAGTATCACCGCCGGCCGAAGCCAGCACGGGGCTGGCGTATAGCTGGAACGTCTGCCCGCCCAAGGTGAAATTGATGGTGAACGAGGCCGATGCCCCGGACGTTCCCGTGGCGAACACGCCATAGAATTCCAGGGTGCGATTGGCCTTATTAAGATAACCCGAGGGGAAAGTGAAGCTGCTATTGGGTAACGTCTGAGGCGAGGTGTTTCCCGTCACCTGATTCTGCTGGGCACTATACAATACAGTAAGGGGGATCGGGCCGTCCGCGATATTGGTGCCGTCGTTGGCCGCGCAGAGCGTGGGCGTGAGCGTGGTGGAATTATACCACGCCATTCCGGCCGAGGGAGACGACGGATCAGCGGTGACAACCGGCAAGGTGGCCGACGCGATATCCGCGCCCGTGATGGCCCGGAATGTCGGCGCTGCGGCCGACCCGGAACTGGGGCCGGCGTAGATCGTGTTAGCAGTCTGAGTCGCCTTCGTCACCGTGAGCGTTCCAGTCGATGTCACTGGACTGTTGGCGACAGAGAATTCCGCCGGCATCGAAAGTGCTACCGACGTAACATAGGACAGCGCCGGAATATCAGTCGCGGTCAGCGCGCGAAAGGTTGGGGTGGTCGCCACCCCCGAAGTCGGGCCGGCGAGAACGGTATTAGCGCTTGCATTCTGAAGGCCGATCGTCATGGTGCCCGTGCTCGTCACCGGCGAACCACTGATCGAGAAGATCGAGGGGACCGCAATCGCCACGGACGAAACGTAGGAGAGCGCCGGGATGTCCGCCGCCACGAGCGCTCGGAAGGCTGGCGTGCCGGCCGACCCCGTTGCCGGACCCGCGAACACCGTGTTGATGTTCTGGTTCTGCAATCCAATCGTCATGGTCCCGCTGGTCGTAATCGGGCTGCCGGTGATGGACAACACCGAAGTCGGAACCGCCAGTCCCACATCCGTCACCGTGCCACTGCCACTGGCAGTTGCCACCAGCACATCACCCGTAATCTTGATCGTGGTGCCATCAACCTTGACGCCCAGACCGCCCGAGGTGGCCAGCGCGCCCGTCGCACTCAGGCTGACCGAGAGGCCCGCGGTGGACGTTTGCAAACTCGTATCCGCCAGCAACACGCCGATCCCGGTGGTGGAAGTCTGAATGCCGCCGTTAGGTTTGTTCTGGACCGCGAGGCCCATGGTGGTCGAAGTCAGACTGGCATCCGCCACGCGAAGGCCAATGCCCATCGTCGTGGTTTGAATGCTGCCCGCCGGCGCTTCCTGCACCGACAAACCGGCCGTCGAAGTTTGCAGCGAATGATCCGCCAGCAAAACACCGACGCCGTTATTGATCGTCAGGCCCGAGGCCGTTTCCAAATTCACGCCGACGCCGGCGGCGGATTTCACCAGGGATGTATCCGCCACTTCGATGGCCAAGCCGTCCGCGGTGATTTCCAAACCGGAATCCGGCTGCAAAGTAATCAGTGGAGTGACGCCGCCCCGCTTCAAGCGTTGGAAGTTACGCCGCATCCGGTTTGGATTGCTGGCGTTGCTGTCGAGTGGGTTGGAGTTACCGGGTTTGACTGTGGGCATTATCGCCGCTCCCGGTTACGCCCGGCCGGCATGAATTCCAGCGTGGCCGATTCAAAACTGAAGAATGTATCGAGTTGATCGTTGGCGATCATCAGGCTGAACCAGCCGCCCCGCATCCGCTGCCGCATGGTTTTCTGCCGGCGCTCCAGCGTCATGGAAATGACCGCCTGATTGTGGGCCAGTCCCTCCGTGACCGAGTACGCATCCGGCCCAGCAAACATCGAAGCGACCGCGTTCCAGGGGTTCGCCGGATCGCCGAGATACTGGTAGTTGGCCAGCAGCGTGGACCCTGCGGCCGGGGCATCATTCAATTCCAGGGAGTTGGCGGTCAGGACATAATCATCCACGGAGTCCAGCCGCGTGCCATCCAGGAAAATTTCCTGCGTATCCTCGATCGGCGTTTCGGCCAGCGTGAACGTTGCATTGCTGCCGTCGATGGTCCCGCTGGGCGTTTCCCCTGTCACCTGCACCGGAGCGGACCCGGCCAGGGCGCTGGGCACTTCGCCCATATCAATCGTCACAGCGCCGAGCAGACTGGCTTCCGGCGTCGGATGGAACGGCCCAAGCACAATGCTGGCGTCGATGGCGGTGCCGTCATCATCGAGAGCGGAGGGGTCCAGCTTACGGAGATAGCCATCCTGTCCACCGAGAACAATCACACGATCCACACCGCTGCCGGTGGGGTTGTACGCGAGCGTCACGGTCGGTCCGATGTTGGCCGGGAACTGCTGGGGCCAGAGTCCGCCGTTTCGCATGTCGTGAACCAGATGCGTGCCGGCCGTGGTGCCGTCGCCGGGGGTGTCGAAGAAATAGATGTAGTGCTTGTCAGGATCAAACACCATCGAAATCTGATCGGAGTAGTTGAGGCCCTGGAAATATTGATCGTAGTTCCCGCCCGTCATCAACTGCGGCGGTTGGAACATTTCCCAGACCGGGCGAAGTTGATACATGCCGCCCTGGGCGATGAAGTACAGAATCGCGCTGGCGTCCTGGGTCCAGGCGTTTGGCCCGATGCCGCCCATGTTCTGAGCCACGCGAACGATCGTTCCGCCGTCCGCCGGATCGCCTTCGAGCATCCACATGGAATCCGCGGTCTGGATCAGCATGTAGTCATCGGTGTACGGAATCAACGCGATGATCGCCGCCCCGATCTGGCCGCTGGTCGAGAGGTTGCCGGCCACCGCCGCCGCGGGATCGGTCTGCGAGTAATCCCAATCGGTTGGCGTGCCGACGCGAGCCATGTAGAAGTTTTGTGGATTGCCCGAGTCGCCGGCCAGTACCAATCGTCCGCGCCAGTTGCAACAGAGAGAACAGTTGGTGGGGGCGGTCCCCAGGATATTGCCGACCGTGATGGTGCCGGTGGCGGGTGTCGTCGGGGCGCTGACGGCGATGATCTCGTAGGTGAACGTCGTCGGTGAGGTGACAGTGATTTCAAATTCGCCGTTGTAGGCGGTCTGGTCTGCACCGGAGATCAGGATTGTTTGGCCGCTGGTATAGATATCCGTGTTGTCCACGGTCGCGGTGGCGAGGAAGGGCGATGTGCTGCCGGTAGATACCAGTGTCGCGCTCTGGCTGTTGGTGTAGGGCGTCACGTTCCCCGTCGCCAGGGGCAGCGTGACAATGTGCGTGCCGTCCACCATGAAGATCGTCAGGTTGAGGAAGCACATGGACACCGGCAGATTGCTGACGAGCGGGGCCGATCCCTGATTGCCGGCTTCGCCAATGGTGTCGCCGATCGGCTGACCGATGTAAACGAAACCATTGCACGCCGCGATAACGGGCGTGACATACTGCGGGCCGGTGGTTGCCGTGAGGGATAATGAAACGCCGGTGCTCATTCGACCTTCATTGAGGTAAAGGAAACATGCGCCCCTGACACCGAGGAAATGGAAGAGATGTTGAGGGTCGGCATCTTATCAATCGTAAATCCTGTGACCGCTCCCACGCCGCCCTTTGTGGAGTCGGTCAGGTCCGCGATCTGCACATTGCCGGTCGGGAAGATCGTTATGGAAAATTCCCAGGCCGCGCCCGTTTGAATCGTTTGCAGGGAACCCGTGACACCAATCAGGAGATTCCGCCACGACGAGGAACTGGCCGCGGGATCGCCCTGGAAGATGCCGACATCGGCGGTCTGTTCATAGACCGAACTGCCGGTGAAGGAACCGTTGACGTTCACCAGGAAAATCAGGTTATCGAGGTTGCCGGGGCCGCTGCTGGGGCCAAGCGGCGTGTACGCGAGCATGGTGCCGATCGCTCCTGATCCTGGATCGGAAGCCACGCCCATATTCCCCGTTACTTTGAAATCCCACACCCAGTTGCCCAGCGTGGTGAAGGCCGAAGGCGAAGCCGTCGAGCCGAAGGGACCGAAGGGGCCAGGAAAGGTAAACGTCGAGCCGGGCCAGCCGTCCAACGTGGTCAGGCCATTCAGCGGGACACTGAAGGTCTGGCCGGGGTAGATGATGCTTGCCGGGGCAATCACGCCTTGGATCGGGCTGCCGTCGCCGATCTGGGCGCTATACAGCTTGCTGATGCCGAAGCGTTGGCTGACGCGAGCCCGGCCAAACAGATCGTAAGGCATCACGTTCAGCGCATCCCAGCAGGTGCCGTCCGGCTGCTGCTCGCGTGACATGACGCGGCTGATGCCCTTGATCGGCGACGTGATGGGGATGGGCGTCTTGGGCATGATAAAAAACTCTCTCCCGCGGTGAAACGGGAGAGAGTCGCTTTGTGAAACAGACGACTTATCGAAGCGGGTTGCCGTCCTGGGCCAGCGTGCCATCGGTCCCGGTGGTGTCGGACTCGTTGTAGCTGACGATGGTGGAATCGTAATGCACGTCGTAGCCCAGGATGTAGGTGTTGCCGGTGGTGGTGCCGGCGATCGCCAGGGCCACCGCAATCGTTTCATCGCGGACCAGACCGAGCCCGGAGAGATTCAGTTCCACGACTTGCAGCGTCTTGGACAGATCGACGGTCGCGGTCGAGAACGGAAGCGTGGCCGAAACCAGCGTGCCGGTGGTGGCCGTGCCGCCATTAGGCTGCGTGGTCGGCGTGCCGGTGAGGGTGATGGTGGAATCCGCATTCGCCAGATAGATCGGGATGCGGAGTTTGAAGTTGTCGCTCGCCTCGTCGTAATCACGCGGAACGATAAAGCTGACGATACCCACGGTCGGGTTGGTGCCAGAGGCCACGACGAAGGTGGGAATCGCGCCGGTGTCGGTGGTGCCGTTGGACAGATTGAGCGCGTTCAACTGCAAAGCGATTTGTGAGAGGATGTTTCGGAATTCCGCCACATCCGTCGCATAGGTGCCGGTGAGCGCCGCCCAGGTGGTCGTCGCGGTGCCCGCGGTGTTGTTGGTGATGGCCGGGAAGGTGGCTGCCGAATTGGTGATTTCATTCGGGGGGAAGAACACATCCCGCTTGATGCCGCCGTCCGCCGCATTGGCGGTGCCGGTCGTGTTCACCGTCTTGTTGACGCCGGTGACGATCTGCTTGATGCCGTACAGAAAATTGTCCAAACTGAAACGCATGGAAGCCTCTCTGCTATCGCACGGAGCGAAGCTAAAAGAAAATTACGACTGGCCGAACACCGGCACGGTCGGACGTTGGTACAGGGAATCGCGGAACTGTTTGATGTTGGGCCACTGCCCGCTATAGGGATTGCCGAAGTAGCCGAGACGTTTGGGGGCGCTGGCGGCGTCGATCCGTTTGGAATTCACCAGCGCCACGTTGCGGTAGTAATCCCAATCCGGCCCGTAGGTATCCTCGACTTCCTTCTCCGCCACCGCCTTGCACGCGGACAAGATCGCTTCGTCGTGACTGAAAGGCGCCGGTGAAAGATCGGTGAGGTTGACGAGATTGTTGAACGCCAGCGAGTACGGGAAAATCACCGAGAGGAATTCGCTGCTGATCCGCCACGTCATCAGTTCCCACCGACGCCGCGGGGTCATCAGACCGGAAGCGTTGGTGAGAATCTGGTACGACGGCGTGGGCATGAGCCGAACCGCGGCCCAGTAAGGCGTGCCCGATTCGACATTGTAATTCTGCCGGCGCTCGCGGATGCTGGCCTCGTCGGTCCAGGAAAGGATCATGCCGCGATTGGTGTTGGCGACATACGTAATCGCCCCGGTATACTGACCGCTGAAGTTGGCCGGCAGCGTGTAGTCGCCGTTGGCCGCGAAGGCAATCGGAATATTGGTGGGGAAACCCTGATTGGTCGCGTTGCCGTCCACGAGAATTTGCGTGGGCGACAGGTACGAGAGGATCGTGAAGGCGGTGCCCAGGCGATAATCACCCAGGACCGCGAAGATCGCTCCTGTTGCCGGACTGGTGGCCGTGGTGTTCATCGTGTAGGTGAACGTGGTGGCCGATGTAACGGTGACAGTGAACAGCCCGTTGTACGGTGTCTGGCTCGCGCCATAGATCGTGACCGAGTTGCCATTGCTGAAACCATGCGGCGAGGAAGTGGTCGCCGTCGCCGTGGTGCTGCTGGAAGTCAAAGACGCCAGGGTGATGGCCGTTCCCGGCGTTTGTTCGTCCACCGGAAGCCACCAGCCCGGCGTATTGGTCGGAGGATTTCCATTCAACCAGATTTGCCGCAGTTCCATCGACGAGAAAAACGACGGAACATAAAACGGCGGAACGGTGGAGGGCTCGGGAGCGACGGCCGGCGTCACCAGTGTCAGCGTGGTGGTATTGGGTCCGGCGTTGTACGAAGCCGTGACGTAGGTTTGCCCGGTCGGATCGTAGGCGATCTGCGGCCAGAGATCGGTCTGAGCAATCACGTTGAGCCAGCGCCAGCCGCTCGGGGCCGGACCATCGACGATGAACATGCGGATGGCCTTGTTGACGATCCGCTGGCAGAGCGTGAGATCATGTGTATCGGTGGGGATCGCCGGCGCTCCGGTGCCGTCCGCCCCATACGAAGAACAGCCGATCTTCAGGGCGACTTCTTGGATCAAGTCCTGGAAGGTCAGCGAGGAAGTCGGCTCGGAAATCGGATACGTGACGAGTGGTAAATTTGGATCGGCCATTCAGTCACCCGGAAAAAGGGGTGAGTGAGCGGTTAGGCTCACCCACCCGTGAATCTGCATCAGACGTTAGGCAACCTTGGCCGCGGCCCGCAGCCAGGACACGTCCAGCTTCTCGACGGCGTTGGTGCCGGCGACAACTTGAACGATGCCCGCGAAGCTGCTCACCGCATCGAAGGATGAGGTGACTTGCAGCTTGGCAACTTGCAGGCCATTCACGTAGAAGTAAATGTACTGATTGCCATCGAAGCGGATGCCAAACTTGACGAATCCCTGCGTGCCCGCGACCAGATTCGCCTGCGAGGGCGAAGTCGTGTCCACGATCATCGCGGCGGGGATCGTCGCCCCGGCGGCATAGTTCAGGTTCGCCGGGTTGGGGGTGTTGCTGGTCTGACTGGAAGCCAGGACGCCGGCCACCACAACACCGCCGCCCGTCGCCGATGTGCCGGGGGCGACAATCGTGCTGGGGGTCAGGGCCGTGGTGATGGTGTTCGCCCACACGATATCGAAATCGGTGAGGGCATCGCCGTGCATCCAGAAACCAACGAACGATTGATCGCCGCTGGCGGTGCCGATGGTGTTGCTGTTCTTCGTCGCCGACGCTGCGGCGATCAGGAGTCCGGCACCGAGCGAGGCGAGGTTCGCCAGCCCGATGAACACACCCTTGGCGGTGGTGATGTTCTGCAAGCCGATGTTGGCTTCAAACCAGACCTTTTTCCCGCTGTTCAGCGTGATGGGTCCAAGCGGCCGTGTGTACAGCGAAGCATCATTGTCCGCGGTCGAACCGCTGGTCAGTGTTGCCACGCTATCGAAGCTGCTGTTGTAAGCCAGCGTGCCGCTGTTGGTCAGAACGACGTTACCCGTCGCCACGGTGGGCAACGTGGCTTTGAAGTCCAGGTACGAATAGTACCCCGTGCCTTCGTCGCTCACCTCGAAGGCGGACTGGTCGCCCCACACCGAGCCGGACGGCTGGTTGGGGGACGACGCTACAGAATACCCAATGATTCCATATCCCATGACTGTTTCTCCCTAAAGTAAAACCAGACCAATCGAGCCAATCGGTATTGACCCGATTAGTTGGACGGGATCGTGTTGTGCATGACCCAGCCCGCGGTTCGGCGGTTGATGCACAGGTTGTTGTGCGAACCGTCGAGGAACACGGTGAACGTGGTGTGCTGACCACGATCGACCATCGGCTTGGATTCCTCCATCCAGTATCCATCCTGCACGACAGGCTGGAGTTTGCTCCAGTCGATGCAGTAAATGGGATTCGGGGTGAAGGCTTCGCCGCCGCCCGCGGTGACGCTCAGGCCATCCAACTGCGGAACGTACCGCAGGGGCATCCGGTTGAAGTGCGTCACGCCGTCGAAGCTGTGAAGCATCTTGCCGGCCAAGTCCTGCGGCTGGCTGTTGTCATCACGCTTATCCGACAAATCTTCCATTTCGGTCACAACGTCATCCGCGGCGTACAACTCGATCAGCTTGCCGACCGCATCGTTGCCGGGTTTCTGGACGTTGGGGGCCGGACGGAAACGGGTACGACGAACAGCGGACCGCATCTTGCGGAGAAGCTGGTTGTCGATCCGGTTGTAGGTATCAGCGTAATTGTTCCACTTCGGTTCCGCGGCACCGTCGATGCCCGCGCAAACCGTCCCGGTCGTGCCATTCTGATAGCGAATGGTCTGGCCCAGGAATCCGCCGTTGCTCACGCCGTTGTTCAGGAAGTTGATGTAGTACGGAATGCCGTAGGGATACAGCGTGTCCGTGCTGGAAGTCGGCGTGCTCCAGCCGCGGGTTTCGATCAGTTCGGCCAAGTCCCACATGCGCTCGACGCGCCGGGATTCCAGCAGATCAATGAAGCCCTTGGCGGAGTTTTTGTTCCGCAGAATTTCAACCACGTCCCATGAATAGTCGGTCCCGATCTGCGTCCAGGGGACGTTGATCTGGAACTGGCTCTGATCCACGGTCGGCTGATCGGTATCGTAAAGACGGCGATAGCGCGCTCGGCCATGACGGTCGAGAATCACGTTACGCTGGATCGACGTGCCGCCGTCGATCTTCCGCTTGGACTCTTGATAGATTCGGCAGAAAATATAATCCTGCGAATCCCACATCACTTCAAAGTCACCCTTCGGCAAATCCCGAAGGGTGGTGGCGAGAAGGTCAGACAATGCACTTGCATCGACGCCCATGTTGATTTCCTCGTTTGGCCCGCGTTACGACGCCCCGCTGAATGCTTTGGCCAGACCGGATGAAACCTTTTTCTCCAGGTCTTTCCGGGCACCGCCCGGTGAAGCGACTGGGGAAGGCTTCCGTCCCGAGGGCCGCAGGGTGATGCCCTGTTGCCGGGTCTGAAGCTGCTTGGCGATCTTCTCGCGGGCAACCTGTTCCTTTGCCCCGCTGGTCACTGAGTCGTGGGCCATTTGCAAAGCATCGTCCAGCGTCAGATTCCTCTTTTGCTGCCGTGCTCCGACAATCAGCGCATCCGCCAGTTCCAGCACCTTTGTCCGCTCAGCCATCTGAGGTTCAGTCAGCGTGGCGTTTGCGGTGCCGTACAATTCCTTGTACGTCTCCATTTCCTTGCCGCCGAAAAAGCCGTCCACCTGCCGGTTGAGCGTTTCAAGCTGGGCCGCTTGGCTCTGCTTCTGATACGCCTGCACCTGCGGGAACATCTGATTGATCTGCTCGATGGCCGTATTGACCGGACCCACGATCGCATCAATCAGTGCTTCATCGCCGTACTGCTTTTTCAGGGCCGCGGCATCCACGGGTTTCAATCCGGGGGCAGCGGCGGTCTGAGTCGCAGCCGGCTGCGTCTGGGCGTGCTTTGCAGCGTGCCCGGCAGCCGCCCAATCCTGAACTTCCTTGTTCCGATTGGCGTGAATCTTTGCAGCCGTCTGAATGAACGCCGGACCCATCGCCTTCAGATTGGCGTCGATCTCCTCGTCCGTCCATTCATACGCCTTCAATGACCTTCGGTACGCGGCAGGAAGGGTTGGGGCGTTGCCCTTTTCAGCAACAGGTTTCGCCGCAGCTTCCGGCTCTGCTTCGGTCTGTCCGGCCGGCTTCTCCTCCGCCGGCTTTTCCGCCTCGTCTGCCGCGGGTGTTTCCTTGGCAGCAGCAGCGGTTTCCTCGGTCACTTCGGCTGGGGTTTCCTCCCCTACCGTTTCCGTCGCTTCGTCGGTCCCATCGGCTTCCGCCATGATGGAATCAAACTGCGTGGAAATACGGGAAGCCAAAGCCTCCCGATCAAACTTGCCCGTAGCCGGGGCCGAAGCCGCCGACTCCACAACACCCTCCTCGATCTCTCCTGGCATTGTCTCTCCTGTTGCCGGCTAAGCCGGGGTAAAAGGGATTTCTCTCAATTCTAGTATACAACAACAATGGCAATCGCGCAAATAACAACTACTTGCGCTTTACGTCCGCTCGATGAACCCAGCCACCTTCAGGGCCTTCAGCTTGTCCACCCGGTTGCGGGCGATCGGGACGCCGAACAGTTCATCCTTGGGGTCCACGCTGATCTCGATCCCCGCCCTCTGCATCTGCCGGATTTCCTCCGGCGAGTTGCAGGCGATCGAGTGCATTTCGATCGGCGTGTGATATCCCAACTGCGGTGCGTGCGGCGTGGACACCAGCTTGATGTACTCGAACGCATCACACTTGGGGCACTTCTCCACCGGGGCGAAGTTTCCCATCTTGCGATACTCGCCATCACTGTGACCGCACGCCTTGCACTCAAAGTCATAGATCGGCATTGCAACCCTCCAATAAAATCGAGAGCGGGTGGGATCGGCCGGCATGTTGAGCACCGATCAACTTTATAAAAGTATGCCCTCTCACCCGCTCGCTTTTCCTTTTCGTAGCGCCTGACTGCGATCAGTCGGCGATACTTTCTTCGCCGCACGCTTCACGCGCTCCGGCAGTTTTTTATTTCCCGTGGCGTCATTCCATTCCTTGACGCCGGCTTTGCCCAGCGCCTTATGGCCCTCGGGCGAATTGCCCCATCGCCTCTGTGCTTCACTTTGCCAGGGCATCGCTATCCCTTAGGCCAGGAGGCCATCACGAAAAAGTGCATCCACAATCCCAGCAGCAGCCAGCGAAAGAGCCCGCTGGTCTGCTGATCCACCACACGCACCTGGGCGGAAATTGTGCTCCAGCCCGCGAGCGCGGCGACGATATCATAGATCACCAAAGCGATCGTCACCGTCCAAATGACCACGCGCGATATGGGCATGGTTATGCCTCCGCCGCGTCGTCAAAGGGTGTGCCGCCGCTCTTGCCGTCTTTTTCAAACGGCGTGGAATCGGCCGACTTATCCGGGAACGCTTTCTTCAGACCGGCTTTCACCTTGCGGTGCAGCGATCGCCCGCTCTTGGCTGCGGCCTGCTTAGCGACCCCAGCCCGCTCCTGTAGCTTCGCGTGCGCCCGCTGATGGCGGTCTGTGTCACTGGTGATTTCCTGATGCTTTTGCAGGGTGTCGGCATCCGACTCCGCCTGATACTCCTGCTGCGAGTCATCCGATACATCTGACGCTTTCGACATGGCTTCTCCTGAAAAGTTAGAATCCGTTGGCAGTGGGAAGCGGACCCGCTCCCGACGCCGGTGGCTTGAACGCTCCCGAGAGCACGGAACGAATCATCCGCTGGGCATCATTGGCACCGCCCTGAGCGCCGGCATTCTGTTCCTGCTGTGGCGTCGTCATGGGCGAGCCCTGCACCGAGGGCGGCTGACCGTTCTGAAGAATTCCGTTGATGCCGCTATTGGGCTGATTGGGTTGATTCGGCTGCCCGCTGATCTGGCCCTTGGATGGACCCATCTGCGGACCCATGAGCATCTGCATCATCATCTGCTGCTGGAACTGCGGATCGTAGAGCACTTCATCCAGCCACTCGATGCCGCTTTCCTTGGCCATGCGGATCAGGAGTGCGACCGCGTTGATCGGAATCCCCATCTGCATTCCCAGGGACGCCGCCGTCATTACGGCCGGCATGACCTGCTGGCAAAAAGCCTGGGCCTGTTGCTGGCGAATCTTGGAATCGACCCGGCTCATCGACTCCGGTTCGATCGTGAACACGAAGTCCAGGAAGTCGCCGCGGCGAGCCTCGGGCGTGAGGATGACCTGAATGTCCTGCATCGTCGGCATGGCGAGCCACTGCGGACCCTGCGGCCCCATGAACTGCGTGGGGGCGTTGGTGAGTTGACGGCGGACGAGCGGAATCTTCATCAGTGGATCAGTGTGGAAGTACCACGCCCGTTTGCGACTCTCGGCGGCGGCGAAGCGATACACCTGATCCTTCATATCCTCGACGCCGGTGGCGGAGTTGGTTTGAAGAATATTGGCGGCGGTGGCGCTCTTGGCTTCCACGTTCTGACCGCCCAACTGGTTGGTGTTGCCGCTCATCATGTTGAACCAGTTTTGCAGATTCGCCAGTTGCACTTCGTTGGAATTCTGCTGACCGCCGAAGTTGATCGTGGCCACGCCCTCGGGGTCATCGACCGCGACCGCTTCCCCGTCGCCGGCTTCCGCCAGTTCCTTGGCGTCGTCGGCACTGGCCCGCTTGTAGGCGACGATGCTCTTTTGCCGCTCGGCCTGCTCGACCACTTTCTTGGCCATGCGATTGGCCAGGATGTGCAGGTCATACCAGATGCCCACCATGGGGATCGGCAGCGGATTGCCCGGCACCGGGGGCGTCAGCGAGAGGAACGTGTACGGCCCTTCATCCACGCCGTAGTAATCGTCCACGCGGAGATAGTCATCGAAGCACACGTCAGGCGAGCCGGGCACGGTGACGATGGCGTTGGCCGAGGGAATCCACAATTCCGCGATCTCGACATCATCTTCCAGCGCAAAGTTTTCGTCGATCTCAATGTTGCCCATGGAAACCGAGAACGCTTTTTTCTCGCGGTCGATGTCGCCGGCCCGCGGCAGCTTCTCGATCAGTTCGTTGTTATATAGGCCGCTGTCGAGCAGCATCTTCCGCGGCACCACCATCTTGTCCCCGAGGAACGCGGCGTCCCGGAACAAATGTTCTTTGCTGTTGGGGTCCACGATGAAGTTGTCGAAATCGACTGCCTCCGTGTAAACGGTCCCGGCGTCGATCTTCAGTTCATCGTCGATGGCATAGACACTGTTGCTCTGAGCGAGCCCGGTTTTGAGAACGCCAAAGGTAAAGATCGCATCGACGATAGCGCGCCGGTACGTGTCGCAGATTTGAATTTTCTTATCGTGCTGATCCAGCGCCAACCCGAGATTCAAGGCGTAGTCCCGAATCTGGAGGTACGGCGTCATCAACGTGTGCTTCGGGAAATTCATCACAAGGTTCGGCACCAGCACGCGGACGGCGTTGAAGATCAGGTTGAGCGCGTTGGCACCGACTTCGCCCTGGGTGCGATCGTAGTACGAGCCCGTGTACTCTTTGAGGAAGTGGATGCGGGCATTGCGAAAATTCGCCAGCCGCTTGACGCCACGCTGAACGGCATCCTGCAATTTCTTCGGAGAAACTTCTTGTGTGATGGGCATGATTAAGCCGCCTCGGTTTCAAAGTTGAATCGTTTGGCCGAACCCTTTTTGGCTTTCTTGGCGTCACGGAATTGCTTCAGCCGATAGCCGATGCTCCGCTCCGGCCCGGAATATTCTTCGCGGACCAGCTTGTTATCCTTCATGCCCACCAAACAGAGCATGTCGGCAATCACGCGATCGCCGTGGGCCTTGCGAGCGGACTCCGATTCCTCGACCAGTTCCGCCGGCCCGATCCCCCCGCCGTCATAAGAAATGTAGGTCAGGCATTCCGTGAGCGCTTCCAGCGAGTGATTGAGGAAGCGACCATGGGCATACGCCCGCCGCAGGAGTCCTAGCGCCGCGGCTTTCTTTTCAGGATTGGATCGCCAGCCATAACGCTTGCCGGATTTCTCGCGTACCGTGCCTGTCGCACGGTCAAAATAGATGCTGGGATAATGGTAGATATGGACAAGCTGACGACCAAAATCAAACCCTGGATCGCCGTTGTTCTCCCAGATAACGAGAGGGCGACGATTGCGACCCCCACACCAAATTGCAGCAGCGACAGCCAAGCGAGCCAGTTCGTAGGGCGGCGTGTTGGCGTCTGCAAACTCGGCGATCTTCTCGCGTGTTTCATTGCAGGTGACTGACATGGTGCTGTTGGAGGCACCCTGTCCCTTTGAAATGTCAATGCCGATCGTGTACGTCCGCGTTTGATCCGGCCGGCCTTTGGTCAGATCGCACCAGATACGCCACGGCCCCGCCGCGCCGTTGTAGTGGATCGCTTTGATGTCCATCTTGCGGATCGCTTCATGCACTTTCTCATCCGTCGTTTTGGGACGGAAGGTGATGTGCTGGTGGCGCTTGGCTTTTCGGCCGTGGAGTTTTTTGTGCTGCTCGATGATCGCCGCTTCAAAGAATGTGTCGCCCGAGCCGACATGATCCATGTCCAGTTCGATGGCGACTTCCTTCGGCGACCGCGTTTCACATTCCAGATCATAGAACGGCGAGCGAATCTGCCAGCGGCCTAGTTCATCCTGCTTGGCATAACGGTCGCGTCCCTTTTCAGGATGCTCCCACCAGGGCAAAACCATCACGTCGATCTGACCACTCATCCGCCACTTGCTGTACGTGGTGCCCGGACCGTTCGGCGTCGAGCACACCAGCCGGCAGGCGGTCACGTCTTTGGTGGAACGCTTGATCGCCTCGGCCTCTTTCATCTTGGCCATTTCGTCCAGGAAGATGGACGTGCGGCGATCCGATGAACCGGCCGTCGCGTTCGATGATTCGCCGTCGATGCGGGTGCGGGTGTCCAGGTTGACGAGGTGCATCTTTTTACGCACCATCCGGGGCAGCATCCATTCCGGCAGCCGACTGAGGATGTAGTCGATCTTGCCGAACAGCGTGCCAGGATCAGCGAGTGAACCAAAGGGATAATTCTTTGGCGGACCGTCGAGCACATCGACCGCATCCTCTTTACGCGAGATCATCAGGTGAGATTCATCCTCGCGGAACAGGAAGCGATGCACGTACACGGCCAAGTGGTCCCACGTCGCGCCCATGTCGCGGCTCTTGTCGGTGAGGAGTGATTCGCCTTCGTCGATGCCATGAGCGATACGAAGGATGTGCGCGTCCTGGATCGGCCACGTCACGAAGGGCAGATGGGTGTTCTCTGCCTGCTGGGGCCTGCCGTCCGCGCCCGGCTCAAAGATACGAAGCGTGAAGCAGAACGCATTGATGAAAAACAATTCCGACTGCGAGCAGGCGGTGAACAGATCGACCTGCAACTCACGGTCGGCGTCGGCCGCGGTCAGCAGATCGGCACGCCATGCGAGATTCTTGTCCGGGTCTTTGGGAACAACGAGCCCGGTGATTGGGCACGTCCAGACGGACGGCAGCACAATCGGTTCCAGCGCCGGCTTTTCCGCAAAGACGTTTCCCATTATTCCGATTTCGGTTTACGGGACGGCGGACCCATCTTCACCGCCGCCAGTTTGTTGATTCGATCCTTCGACAGTTCGCGGACCTTATCGGCGGCTTTGATGCCGCTCTCGTTATCCGTCACCGCGACCTGGGCCTTGCCTTCGATGCGTTCAAACAAAAACTGTTGGCACCACGCCACCGGCGGATGCTTAATCAGTTTTCGATTCCCGTCATCGTCACACGTTTCCTCGTCCCACCCGAGCGCCTGCTTCCAGATCAGTTGCGACAGAAGTTGCTCGCGCGTGACCGGCGTTCCATCATCAGTGATGGTGACAGCCTCGTTGGCCATCCGACGCAGTTCACCCGTGAGCGCTCGGCTGCTGAATCGTCCTGCCGCGGCTGGCATTAGAGCCCTCGCCCGATCAGACTGCATTGCCAGTTGGGCCGCATTCCCTGGGTGCCGGCATTGATGACGCGCCCGGTGCCGGTGACTTTGAAGGTGCCCGCTGCCGAGACGGAGATCGTCGGCACCGAGCCTGCCGACACGCTCAGACCTTCACCCTCGAAGATCGCCAGACCCGTGGCGCTGGTCAGGCTGGCGAGCAGCGGATTGACCACGCTCCCGCCTGGATCAACGATGTCCACCGACGTATTCGCCGGGCAGTCCGCGTTGATGTCATCCAGCAACAGCCGTTCATAAGACTGTAGGGTCCGCGTCAGGCCGTTCTGATCGGACATCACCAGCGCCGTCCCGCTCAACGCCGCGGTGGACGTGACGGAGGCACTGAATCGAACCTGTTCACCTTGCTTTGCGCCTTTGCTCATTACTTTCTCCCGATTGAAAACCGATTGACAAAAACCCGAGCAGCACCAGCAGCTTGCCTTCGGGGATTCGCCACTGGAACCCTACGCCAAATTTTCGCCACGCCCAATCTATTCGCACGGCCCTCTCCGTACTTATCTTCCAGCCAGCACACCCACCGCGGAAACACCGCCGGATCGTGCAGGTCGTCGAGCATGACTGCTCCGGTTAGTTCGCCTCCACAAATTCATAAGCGTTGCCGACGATGCCCGGCTCGGATACCGATCGGTTGTCCATCAAATCGTAATGGGGCTCGACAGGCTGAGTCGCCGCGGGAATATGATCGAAGGGCGCGTTGCCTGTGGAATCGAACGGCTTGACCGCCCGATCTGGCACGCACCACACCGAGTCCGGCGAGTAGTAGAGCCAGGGTCGGCCATGAACGGAGTAATGCGAGGGATTGCAGGCAAGCAGGATAACCGTGCAGTCGGGGTACTCGGCATGAACGCGATCGACCAATGCCTCCGCCGGCTCAGCCATAGTTCCGTATCCGCCGCCTGGGTTATCCGCCAGCAGCCAATGATCCGCTTCCGGTCCCCCGCCATGGCAGAGGATGGCGACCGCCTTGTCGTGGAACCGTCGCTCCAGTTCCTCTTTCCATCCGGCGGCGTACCCATCGAGCGATCCGTCATAGACCAAAACGTTGACGCCACGAACGGCATCCGAGGGAGCGTGCCCACCGATCGTCACTACCGATTGGGGTGATTGGTCACAGCCGACCAACTGCACAAGTGCAAACACGAGCGCGAAAATTGTCAGCCGACGCAGCGTGATTCCCATCTGGCCTCCCACGACGCAAAAGAAAAAAGGCCAGCCGGAGCGAACGAGATTTGGAGGGGTGTGGCGTGCTACCTCGCGCGTTCTCCGGCCGGCTTGAATCGTCTCGACCACACCCAGGCTCAATTCTAGTTTACACTACAAATCGTTAGTGCGCAAATGCAAATCCTGGCCGCACCTAGCTTTACAAGTAAAGGTTGTAAAGGTCAGAATCTAGAAATGTGGCGAGTGCCTAATAAGGGACTCCTCCGCCCGGCCGGCACAGGCAAGGGTCATACCCCCAGGCTAGCCCCATAACCTATTACTTGACAATAACTTAATCAGGATGTATATCCCTGCTATGTCCAAGCAAATCGTATACTGTATCCTGTCGCTCACAGTGCTGCCGCTGTTGGGGATTGGGTTGTTCACCTTGCTGTATCTGATTTCCCGATGAGAGTCAGAAGCGAACGTAGTCGGGGATAGTCACCAATCTGCCCCCCAGAATCCACCTTTACTACCTTACAACCCCTAACAATTACCTAATCGCAAGGTTATACCAAATCATAAGTGCTTGTCATTCCTCATGTCTCTAATGACCACACTTATCCTGTTAATCTAACGCATAGCGTGCATGTGCATGTGCATACACATATACATATACTCTCTTTCCTCCCGTACATTAAATAGATAACTGTGGTCATTAGGGGTTTCGCCATAACTCTAGTGACGCATCCCGGTTATCACAAACCCCACATTCTTGCTTTCCATTATCGGACTCATCCCCTGGCAAAATCCGCATCCCGGATTTGCTTTCATCCGATCCATCGTGTATGTCATGGCATCAGACATTTTGAGGCAATCGGTATGAATCAGTTTACCAAACAGCAAATCGAATGGGCGAGTCAACACGATTGGTTTGTCCGGGAAATCAGCGGTGGACAAATCATCGTCCGGGAAAGTTACCGGCATCATGGATTCATCTATCCGGGTTCATTCGCACAATTGCGAGTGTGGGCTGGATACTGATTGTGGCAAACGGTAAACCCTCTCGATTTCCTTCCCTGTAGCAGCGGGGAGGGATATCGCAAGTGTTTTGCGAGCCATAGGGAAGATGAGGAGAAGGATTGTTAGTGCAATGTGGGTTTGCGTCGTTGCGTTTGTCGTTGCGAATGTTTTGATTCTACTTTTTTTGAGAGGATGCAATCAATGAGTCGCGTATTCTTTAAGGTAACGTGGTTTGAACGTGGTCACTTCAATAGCTGTGGTGGACTAACCGCGATTGCAGCGGCAATGCTGCAAACCCGCTTGGCGGATCGTCCGAACGTCCGCGAAGTGACCGTCAAAGAGTACACAGAAAACCTCTAACCGACAGAAAGAGGGTATTGGTATGCCACTGAATGCATCGACGATGAGCGTTTTGAATCAGATTATCCACCGATCCTCCCTAGCGGATGTTTTTGAAGCACTCGAAACACTCGCCCGGATGCGTGCGGACGATTTGTGCTCCATCGACGAAAAGAACGCTATCGCATGGATGAAAGCGGCACACTCAATCGGCGCTTTCCGCAAGCGTGAATTCCCGATCTAAACCCTCTTTCCTCCCCCGTTCGCTTAACTGTAGGACGGGGGATTTATGTTAACTGACAAAGTGTTTCGTAATGCATTGGTGCTAGTTCTGTTTGTCTATGCGGCATTGTGCTAATTGTTATTTGCACAATCGCAATTCATGGGGCATATTGATTTTGAAAGGGTTTAATCATGCCTGATATTCAAATTCCGTTACCGTTCATTGATTCAGCACGCGACTTACCGGCGATTGCTGAACGATTGCATCCCGCACCGCTAGAGGTTGAATCAGACCAATCGGGGCAAATCGTATGCCCCCACTGTCACACGTCCACCGATGCGGATGAAACGGTTTTGCATGACGATATTCCGCACTGCCGCGATTGCGTGATTGAGTGCGAACATTGCGGCCGGACAACAACCGATGGGGATGAATTCCACACTACTACGATTCGTTCGCATTATACATCCCGTTCATTCACGGAAACACGATGCGATGATTGCTCATGGGAATGTGCGGATTGCAATGACCATTTTGCTACGGATTCCGCCCATTATGACAATGCGGCCGGCGAACGCATTTGCGAGAGTTGCGTTGATAACTATTCAACGTGTGAAAACTGTAATGACGTTATCGCCAATGACGATGCATATTTGGACGATGCGGGGAATACGCTTTGCCGATCATGCCATGACGATGCGGCGGATGAGGAAGCGGATGAGGAAGATGAGCCAAGAGCCATTCGCAACTACGGCTATAAACCGGAAGCGGAATTCTTCCGGGCGTCGAATGAGCCAGTGCGAAGTAGAAGTATCACAACATTCTTCGGCATTGAATTGGAAGTCGATGAGGGAGGTTGTGAGTCGGACAACGTTGAATCGGCCGGGTTGCATGAGCACGATTTGTACTACTGCAAAGAGGATGGCAGCTTAGATAGCGGTTTTGAAATCGTTTCGCATCCCGCAACATGGGAATACTGGAAACAGCACGCCGATTTTGGTTGGGCCGCGAAGCTAAAGAAAATGGGGTATCGTTCATACGATACTTCAACGTGTGGAATGCACATTCACGTTGGACGTTCCAGCCTATCGCGGTTGGACATTCTCAAGCTACTGGCATTCTTCCGTGACAATGCGGCATTCATCAAGCGTATGTCACGCCGCAAGGGGGATACGCTCAATCGTTGGTCGAAAATCGACGGTCAAGGCACTGGGGGATTGTGCAAAAAAGTGAAATCAGGCAATAGCCATGACGATCGGTATACGGCAATCAATCTAGAGAATCCCCGTACCATCGAATTCCGTATCTTTCGCGGCACGCTTGACGTTCAATCCATCAAGCGGAATATCGCGTTAGTGGCGGCTTTGGTTCAATTCGTCAAGCGAAATGGCATCGGTCAAATGACGCTGGGGAATTTCCGCCGGTGGATGAAAGTAGAGGGGGCAAATTTGATCGGCCGTCCCGAGTCGCATGATTTGCTGAAATGGATCGGGAATCCGACAGAGATTGACCATGACTAATTTTACAGTGGCCATCGGCCACAGAAATGAGGTTTGTATGTTGTCCATTGAAGAACGGCAGTATGAAAAACTTTTGCGGATGGCAACCCGCAGTCTGTTGCAAAATCGGAAGTACCGCCGGCGGGACTACCGCACGATTGCGAAGCACTTGGATATCCCGAACCATCAAGTGACAACCGTTCTGGCAAGTCTGGGGCGTACCGTCAATGAGGATGGTTACGTCAATTCGATGCACTCATAATTCTTGCCCCCGCTTGGAACGGGGGCAAGTGTAATCAGTGCGACGCGTTCTTAACTAATGAGGAGATTGCAATGTGCTTAGCGGTGTTTCAACCTAAAGGGGATGCGGCGTTAGACCGTGATATCCTGAAAAACGGATGGACGGCAAACCCGGACGGGGCGGGCTATATGTTCGCGGCGGATGGCAAGCTAGTTATCCGCAAACCGTTCTACAGTCTCAAGCGGCTTCGCAAGGCGTACTATAAAGATCATGCGGCGTTCGGTGCAACATCGCATTTCGTTGTGCACTTTCGCTACGCGACTCATGGCGACAATTCGACCGTGAATATCCATCCGCATATCCTGGGGGACGGCCGGGCAGGTTTAGTGCACAATGGCATACTGGACATTGAACCACCGGCGACAAGTGACCTAAGCGACACTGCATTCTTCTGTCGGACCATCCTAGCGTGCCGCGAACCCGCACAATTGACAAGCGGCGTATTCGGCGGCGAGCTGGCCGAAATGATCGGGCCGGCGAATAAGTTTATCCTCATGGACGAGTGCGGCAACGTGTCTATTGTCAATGCCGATAGCGGCGTGTGGGATGGCTCGCGGTGGTTCAGTAACAGCGGCTATAAGGATATCCCCTTTCGCTATCGCGGTTGTGCCTCTATGAACCGCTGGTCAGGCGGCGATTGCGAAGGAAGCACTTTCCGCGGCACTCTGTTCTCCGATCCTGACAAACTATCGGAAGCGGAGTGGCAAGAGCACTATCTTGACGCCACACTTGACGATGCGATTGCCCGCGATGACGTGAACGAAATGAATGCCATCCTAGAGGCGATGGGCGAAGCGTCCCGCAAATAGCGTGACCACCGGGAGTCGCGCCCCGGTTTTGCTTTTACCCTTAACGGAGGTTTCCAATGTGTAATTTTCTATCCGCAATCATCACACCGAAAGGTGATGTGTTGTGGCACCCTATGGTCGATTCGCACTCTGAATTAGTGCGGTTGTTCGACTTGAAGGATACGAAAGTTGGGAAGTTTGCCAAAGTCGAATTGACGCCCGGCGATAACTGGCTGGACGTGTCGAAATGGAATTGGCGAATTGACGAAAATACTCGCCCGGCATGGCTGGATGATGTGGAGTCGCAAGCGGAGAAAAAGTTACGGGCGATTGCCAAGTCAATGCTCATCGTCGATGAGACGCGGGATTTAATCGTCGATGGGTGTTACATCCTCGGCGGTAAAGCGGTAGTGAACGAAATCAAAGCGGGTCGAATCCTCAGTGTGCGTGACTCGGCCACCATCAATTATGTGCGTGACTCGGCCACCATCAAGGATGTGGGTGGCTCGGCCACCATCAAGGATGTGGGTGGCTCGGCCACCATCAAGGATGTGGGTGGCTCGGCCACCATCAATTATGTGCGTGACTCGGCCACCATCAATTATGTGGGTGGCTCGGCCACCATCAAGGATGTGGGTGGCTCGGCCACCATCAAGGATGTGGGTGGCTCGGCCAAAATCGTCACTGATCGTCGTGTCAAGTCAGCGAAATAACCGCGTGACCCTGGCCGGTTCGCATCCGGCCTTTCGCTCTTAACACAGGAGAAGAAAATGAGAATGTCGAATGTACTAAAGGCAATGGTTTTTCCGCGTCGATGGTATCCCCTGGCGCTCTATGGCGTGTCACGTCTGGATAACCATGTGGAATTGCGATTCCACCGGGAGGATATGCACTACATTGCGGTGCAACTGACCTGTCAAGAGGCGGTGAGTCTGAGTCGGCAACTGTTGGCGGCGTGCCGCACCCCGACCAAATAAGGTTATCGGTAGGAGAATCCCTTTGCTTTTCGGCAAAGCATAGGGTATTCTAAGCGGCGGGTTTTACAGGGATTGGAAGGAATATGAGACAGCGAAGCGTCATTGTTAAACCGGCCGCTGGCCGCGTGAACGAAGTGGACATTACGCCCGGCCCGGCCCGAACGCTTGAAGCGTTTCGAGAGCTAGGCTATCGCTCCATCGCGGCCATTTGCGACCTAGTGGATAACTGCCTTGACGCGGGGGCAACCCGCATCGACGTTGAAATCATTGCCACCCAGCGGGAAAGCAAATACGTCGGGCATGTGGTGAATATCATCGACAACGGCGGCGGGATGGACGCCGCAACATTGCAGGAAGCCATCCGCATTGGCTCACAGCGGGTTTACAACCCCACTGACCTGGGGCGCTTCGGCGTCGGACTTGTGGCCGCTGGCCTCAGTCTGGGGGAAAATTTGCGAGTCGCTTCGATTCAGCAAGGCGGCGTAGGCCATGAGGTGATACTTGACCTGTCGCTTGTCCGGGAACGCGGTGCCTGGGTTGCCGCCAGCGGCATTGCCAAACGCAATGACCTGGAGCGAATCATGCCACACGGCACAATCGTCAGCATTTCCAAGATAGATCGCATTGATGACACGCATCCCGGCCGCTTCCGTGACAAACTCATGTTGGCGATGGGCCGCATCTATCGGCGGTACATTGACCACGGCACGAAGTTTTACGTGAACAACCATAAGGTAGTGAAGATTGATCCGCTCATGCTGGACGATCCGCGGACTGAACGGGTAGTGCAAAAACAAATCACGTTCGCCCCTGGCAAAACAGCGGAGTTGCGAATCGTTGACGTGCCGGATGACGAGGATGCACCCATCCCAGTGATTGACAAACACGCTGGCTTTTACTTGCTTCGCAATGGACGCGAAGTGCTGGCCGCTGAAACGTTCGGAATCAGCGGCAACTTGCGGCATCATGTCGGCGCTCATTTCCGGGCCGAATTGGAATTCAGCCGCGAACTGGATGAGTTTTTCCATGTCAGTGTGAAGAAAGATGACGTGCAATTTGATGACCGGCTGATTGCCCGGCTGAAAGAGGAAACGGAAAAGTATATCCTGGCATCGGTGCGGCGTGACCGTGAAAGCGCCGTACCCTCTACGCCGCTGTCACCCAAGCTATTGCAGGAGTTGCAATCCATCATTGATCCAAAGGGCAGTCAGCGGGAGGGCGGAACGAAGCGGTATCCCCAGGAAAAGCTAGGTGAGAAATCGCCGGTTGTGGTCCGGCGCGATCATCAAATGGCTTTCAATCTGGATCATCCGTTCCTTCGGTTGCTATCGTCGCCGCTGGCGCGACAAAAGCCGGCCCTGGTGTTTGGCTTGATGATGGAAGCCATCGCGGCGGCAGAGGAAACGACGCACAACGGCCGCGCCTTTGTCGCCAACTTCGATGCTTCCCTGCGGAAGATCGCCGAAAAAGCAATGGGCTGATTTGGCGAGTCCGAAAGTACGGGTTACAGTAGAATTGAGATAGGGCACTAATCCTGGAGTTTCATGGCCGCATCGACATCATTGACGCGCGAGTCCTGGCTTGTTCAAGCCGTGGCTCTCCTGTCGGCTGAACTGCTAACGCCCCTGGGGTACAAACTCCCAGACAAAATCAGGGTGTCGGTAGGATTCCCTTACGGCCGTCGCGGCGGCAAGGGGCAGCACGCCATCGGGCAATGCTGGTCAGCGAAAGCATCCTCCGATGGCTTCCATGAAATCTTCATTTCGCCGGAACTGGACAAGGCCGACCGCGTAACTGACGTGCTGATTCACGAGTTAGTGCATGTCGTCGCCGGCATTGAAGCTGGACACCGCAAGGCATTCCGCAATGTCGCGGTGGCGTGCGGACTCGAAGGCCAGATGACGGCTACGGTTGCATCTTCTGAACTACAAAAGCGGATCAAAGGTTGGTTGGGCTCGCTTCCGAAGTATCCGCACCGCAGTTTACTACCGGGCAAGGGCGGTGACGGTCCGAAAAAGCAAGGGACGCGAATGCGAAAGTTGGTTTGTACCGAAGAATCCTGCGGATACACGGTACGGACTTCGCAAAAGTGGATTGATGTCGGACTTCCTGTTTGCCCTTGCGGTGAACAAATGGAATGTAATGAGTAATGGGCACGCAGCGGTGATGTTAACCGTTGCGTAGAGTGAACATTTCTTTTTGATCGGAGGGATTATGTCCTGCAAGTTTTCTGCGTCCGAGTTGGATTGTGTCCGCGGCGCTCGTCAATTGCATCCTGATTTGCCGCAGCGTGAGTTAGCTCACCTGATCTATGACAACTTCGGTTCGGATATCGGACGTGCGGTGGCACACCGCACTTTCTTTTCCGTCTACGGGGCGTTGCGTCGTTTGGACAAGACAGCCGCTCAGACCACCAGCCCCAAAGCGTAGGACACCATGGCACGCCAACCCGAAAAAGAACGCACCGCTGACGAAATCCTGGCGAACCTCCGCCCTCCCGAACCGTGGAGTTATCAAGACGATTTGGCGGAGATTCGTCGGCGTCGGAAACGCCGCGACCGGCAACGCCGACGCGAGCGCTTGTATCACGCATTGAAACAGACAAAGGCAGGCTAACGGTATGAGTGAACGTGTATATAAAGACGGGACGCGGGCGGGGGATTTGGTCCCTGGCTCGAAATTCTACCGGGCATTCTGCTGCGGGTGCGGTGAGCCGATCCGTTTCGCCAAGCGGGAGGATACGCCGCCGCGAACCACCGCCCAATCACAATGCTGTAATACCTGTGTCGGTATTCATCGCTCGATGCAAGTCGAGGTAGGGGCGGAGCAATACGCGGTGAAACGGTCGCATCGTGTTCGGGCGTTAAAATGTCAGGCACGAGCGAGGTTTAATCAACTGAAAAAGAAAGTCGGACTACCCGTTTCTTCCGTGTACGAAGATGAAGGCTGGTAACACCTATGAACACAGTCATTCTCGCCAACCCGGCCGTGCCGGGGGCTGACCTACCAACACCCTCAATCGGTATGCTCCACGCCTATAGCCTGGATGAAGTGGATCAATTGATTCACGCCTTGCAGGCCCAGCGGGCCATGCTGACGAAAATCACGCTGACACCGCTGCCGGAGATTCCCGAGCCGGAGATTCATTTGCCGGACACCCTGGCGGGTCTGCACCCCCATGACCTGTCGGAAGGGGGCGGATCGTGAAACAGAAAATCCCCCAGCTTCGGAAATTCGCGGCGGTGTCGAAAGTCACGGGACAAGTGATTCCTGGGATGCGGCTCAAGCCGCCGCAGGCCACAATCCTGCGTCGGACCACGGTCCGGCAACTGGCGTACCTGGAGCGGCACGGGCTGGCCAGCTTCGCCGGATGCAATCTGACCGTCGCCATGCCCGTGCGAGTGCTCGACCCGGAAACCGGCGTCAAGCTGACGCTTAATCTTCCCACGGGTGGCGTATGACATTCGCGGAGGCACTATCGGGGCGAAGTCTGGCGGACGTGCCACGGGCCTTGACGCTTGCGATCCAGCAACACGTCGATGCCCTGGCCGTTCACCGGGCCAGCCTCCGCAAAGCGATCCTGGGGCGAACGTGCTACGGATCGTTCTGGTATGAGGGGGGTTTGATTATGACCCCCAGCGGTGAAATGTTTTGGTCAGTGGAACAAGCGGTGTTTCACTGTGAACGAGTGTACGCCTTACTGAATGAATAGGAGCAATCATGGGACCGAACGTAATGACCAATCAGCGGCAGCGGATCATCAACCGAATCGACAACACGCTCGACGAGGTGTGGCACAGCCGGAACAAACAGGAATTGGCCCCGTACGTCATTAGCCGCATCGGCGATGATGTCGTGGTCCGCGATTCCGTCGCCGGCTTTGACGCTTTCACCGGAAGCCGAAGCAGCGCTCGGGCCTTCCTCATGGACAACCTGATTAACGTGCCGTGATGGAATGCCCGAAGCACTACCCGCGAGATTTGAGCCTGCAATTTGCGGCCGATCCCTTTGATAAGCGGATGCGGACGCCGGGACCGCAGGGACATTTGGTACATACGCCCCTGGGTCTGTTACTGGAGATACACGAATGGCTAAGACAAAACCCGAAGGAAATCCCCCCGTCGTTTCGCCCGATCCTGAAGTCGGTGGAGCAACTGCTGCAACAGCGGGTTCCAGCGGAACTGCAACGGTTGCAAAAGCCGCCATCCGAATCCGGGATGCCCTCGCGGTGATTTCGATGGCTTCGCCGACACAGGCCCGCTGTATGCTGGATGCCTACTTCCGGCATATCAGCCCAACCCTGCGGGAGCGGGCCGACACGTATTTCCCCCGAACCGTGCGGCGGCATCCCCGCAACCCCGAGCGGACGCGGGAGTATGGCAGCAAATTCCTGGCGCTCTACTTCCACGTCGGCAACGCCATCCTCGGCTACTACGATGCGGTGATGGCCGTGCGGATGAATCAGAAAATCGGCGAGGAGTTGGAAAGCCGGATCGCCCTGCTGGAAGCCGTCGCGGCCGAAGGCATGGACAAGTTTTGCCTCGAAGGAACAGATGCGGGCGGTTTCTTTCTCGCCCGAAAGGTCGCAATCTAGGAGAGCATCATGGAATTTTTCAAAGCCAAAAAGAATCGTAATGAAATGCCGTCACTCAGTATCCCGGTGGATAGCTTTTTCACGGGTGTACCGCACAAAGAGGGAAAGCTGATCGGCGGGGTGCCCGAAAATCCCGCGCTCTACTATCGGATCGGTACTCTGATTGTGCGATTCGATGGATGCGAGCCGCTTTCCGTGAATTCGGCGACAACGATCCTGGGATATCAGAGTGTGAATGTGCGTATAAAGGTGGTCGAGGGCGATGAGTTACCTCATTCGTAATCGAAGCCGAGTCGGCGGCATCGTCCCCGAGGAAGCCGTGCTCCTGGATGCCCTGGCGGCATTCCGATCCGATCCCGACGAGGGCGATCCGCGTGACTTTATGCCGCTCTCGACGCTGTACGACGCTTACTGGAAATACATGACCAGCTTTGACCTGAATCAACCTGAAGCGCCGGCCCTGCTAACGCCTGCACAATTCGGTGTGGCCGTGCGGCGAGTGCTGGCCATTGATCCGCGTCAAATGATCTTTCACCGCCTGAAGGGCAAACAGGTTCGCGGGTTCACGCACTTCCGCGGCCCTGGCGTGATTCATCGGCAGGATGGTCCGGGCCGACCCTCCGACCAAAAGAGGCAGACGGTATGACGCAAGCCGCGACTCAAATCTTCACGAAACCCCCGCCACCGCCGCCGACGCGGGCGATCGTGCCGCAGCGTGTAAACGCTGTCACGCGATACCACCAACTCGCCCACTACCTGTTGCCGATGCACGATCAGTATCAGCCGGCCTGGGTCGAGATACTGAACCGCTGTGGCTACCCGCTGGATGTGGTGGTTATCGACTTTGAAACGTATTTCGATGACAGCTACGGCATGGGCAGCAGCGAATCCGCCCTGTCCACGATTGAGTATGTTCAGGACAAACGCTTTGAAATCCTGGGGTGTGCGTTCACCCCGATGGATGGCCTCACGCCGTTTACGGATTACGAGTATCACACGCAATTCCAGATCGGCGAAAAGAACGTCGCCTCATTCCTGAAATACCTGCAAAACGAGTACGGGCCGAACCTCGAACACTGCACGGTTGTCATGCAGAATGCCCAGTTCGATGCCGCGATCCTCAGTCGCAAATTCAACATTCATCCCCCGCATCTGATTGACGTGCTGGGTCTGGCTCGCCACTGGAACAGCCGGCAGAAGCATGGCCTGGACACGCTGGCCAAGCAATTTGAACTGCCGCTTAAAGGCGATACGGAACAGTTCAGCGGTTGCACCTTCCGCAAGCGAATGTTTATCCCCAAGAGCCGCAAGCGTGGGCCGAAGATGCCCGTTCAGCGGCCCCTAATGACAGATGAACAAGTCACCGCGTTATCGACCTACGCCAGCAACGACGCGATGCGGGAATGGGAATTGTTTACGCTCTTGCTGCCGCGTCTCTCCAACCCGCAACGCGAATTGCAGATCATGCAGCACACGCTCGAACTGTTCACGAAGCCGGTGCTGCGGGTGGACTTCGCCAAGGGCGAGGAACTGATTCAACAATTCCGAGAACAGATCAATCAGGCGTTGGAAGTGGTTGGGGCGACCGCCGAGGAGATCAGCGGAACGATTTCCTTTGAACGTTTGCTCCTCAATGCCCTCGAAGCAGTGCAAGATCATCCGCAGAAGTATTACAAGGTGGGCAAGAGCGGCTACATCCTGGCGCTCGCCCAGGACGATCCTGAAACCGAATTGCTGCTGCATCATTCCAGCGAACGAGTCCGCAACCTGATGCTCGCCCGGCAGGCCGTGAAGTCATGGCCGCTTCACATCAAGCGCGTCGAACGAATCATGCGGATGGCCAAGGCGGACGGTGGCCGTCTGCCGGTGCCCTTGAAATACTGTGGTGCTCACACTGGCCGGTGGTCGGGTGGTGAGAAGATCAACCTTCAGAATCTTCCGAAGGATGGTCTGGTTGCTCTCATCCGTCACCTGCTGATTGCCCCGGAGGGAAACATCCTGGTGATTGCCGACGCCTCCGCGATTGAAGCGAGGGTGCTCGCCTGGATCGCCGGCCAGTGGGATTTGGTGGACCGCTTCGCGGCGGGCGAGGAAATCTATTGCGGCTTCGCCAGCAAGGTGCTGGGTCGCCCGATCCGCAAGCCGCGAAACACCGATCTTCCCGCCGTCGCCGAGCGCCTGAAGTGGGCGCGCAACGCCATCGGCAAAGTCGGCATCCTGGGATGCGGCTATGGCATGGGTGCCGCGAAGATCGTGGACTACGCCGGCGGTGCCGTCGATGCCGACATGGCCGAGCGGATCAAAACAACCTACCGCACTGAGAACAAGATCATCGTTCAGTTCTGGCGGGACGTGGAAAAAGCATTCCTCTACACCGCCAAGTACCAACGTCCCACGGTCATGCCTCGCGGCCTGCGTTTCGATTCCACGTCCGATTGCGACGTGATGATAACGCTGCCCAACGGCCGGGAACTGAAGTACGTCCGGGTGAAGGTCGTGCCCGATGATCGGTGTGACAAACTGGAAGTGTACAACGAACTGGAACACAAGTGGGAGCACCTGTGGGGCGGGACCATCACGGAAAATATTGTGCAGGCGATCAGCCGCGATGTGCTGATTGAAGCCGGCCTCCGCTGCGAGGAGCAGGGCCAGCACATTGCCCTGCATGTCCATGACGAATTGGTGGGTGTGGCGCCCGTGGAGGAAGGGGACGCCGCGTTAAAAGCCGCGATCGCGGAACTGTCCCGCGTCCCCGATTGGGCTCCTCGGATGCCGCTCAACGCGGAAGGTTATCTCTCGGAGAGGTACAAGAAATGATGGAACTATCACAGGAGCAATTGAATCAATTGGTCGATTCGGCGGAATCCCTGACGGATGAAAGTCTGGGGTCCATCCTGATCTCGCTCGCCGCGAAGATGGTGATGCGTCGGGCCAATCCAAAGGTGATATTGCGCGCTCGGGATGGGATCGAACTGGTCTTTGTAATGAGGCAGTGCGATGAAAACGAATTGGGTTGAAGAACGTCGGCAGGTCGCTTTCGATCGTTGCCGGGCCACGGCCACGCTTCGCGGATCAGGCCCGCCGACGCGGTTGAATCACGAGAGCGTGCAGCAATCGTGCTGCCTGCAACCAACCCGTGAGGGCATTCTGTGGACGCTTCAACTGGAGGGTGGCCTGCGAATCGAACTGACGATGAACCGCGACAAGGTGAACGATCTGATTGAACGCCTCACCCTTTTGAACGGAGAAACAGTATGAATTACGTTAGTATTGATCTCGAAACAACGGGCCTGGACCCGGCAACGTGTCAGATTCTCTCGATAGCCGCAGTAGTGGATGGCCGCAGCTATGCGACCCTCCCGGTTAACGAGTTGCCGCACTTCCACATGGCGATCAAACATGAATGGCTGAGCGGCAGTGCAATCGCTCTCGCTATGAACGCTTCCCTGATCCAGCGGATTACAACCAACGATATCCGTAATGGAACACCTGGGGAAGTGGAAACCTATCTCAATGAATTCCTGTCCACACAGTTAGGACCAGCGGCCGATCGTCCCAATATCACCGCTGCCGGAAAAAACTACGGAAGGTTCGACCATCAATTTTTGGTGCAGCAGATGCCGACTGTCGCCAAGAGGATTCGTCATCGCTCCATTGATCCCGGCACGCTTTATGGGCGGGATGAGGATGCGGCACTCCCCGATACCGCGGAATGCTGTCAGCGAATGGAAGCGTGCTATCGTCCGGGAAAGTTTCCGCCGAAGCATCCACACGATGCCTTGGATGACGCCCGCTGGGTGGTCCGGTTGATCCGTCACAAATGGCAGGGAACCAATGTTGACTGAACAGGAATACGCCGACAGGGCCAAGGTCTGTGCCAAGACGATTCGCCGCCTGATCCAGCAGGGCAGGCTCGACGCCGAGGATTTGGGCACTGGCTCGCGGCATAACTACCGCATTGCCCCGGATGCCGTGGTGCGGCCTCCTACGAAACAAGCCGCATCTGCCCCGGCTTCAGCGGTTCGGCGGCGTCGGCCGGTGCCGGCTGCGGGGTTTGTGTCGGTTTTTGCTTAGGCCAAATATGACGATGCACTGTGACAGCAACACGTTTGAGTCGATTCAGCTTCATCGGCCTCCGAATATATCGGCGGTCAGAGCCAACGATCGGACGCCCCATTGTACGACCTACTGCGTTCGCGTCCGTGCAGTTGTCCGCGTGCGTGCGAAAGGTATGACGCAGGTGGTAGTAGGTCAGCTTGGCTTCGGCCGGAATGAGTTGCAACCCCTTCGCTTCCTTGATCCACCGACCGAAGGTGCCGCTGATGGCGTTGGATATCTTTATCTTTACGATCTTCTCGCCCTGCATGATTCGCTCTCGCCGCACGAACGGTTGATTATTGCGTGTGACGAAGATGAGTGCATTGGCCCTCTCACGTTCAATCCGCTCCCGGTTGTGCTTCAACGTCTGCACACGACGCAGGGCATTGATGGTTATCCGCCAGAGAAAGGCTTCGCGTCGTATGCCGTTCTTCCCCCGGCGAAGGCTAAGCCGTCGCGTTTCAAAGTCGATGTGCTTCCATCGAAGCCGGGCCAGATCGGACGGTCCGATGCCGCAGTTCAGCGTCAGCAAGATCATCGCCCGAAAGATGGGGGTCGCCCGATCCAAGAGCCAGTCGATCAGCGGTGTGGTGAAAATCAGATCGTCCGTCAATCCATCCTCGCCGCCCCGCTGTCCCTGGACGGCCAGTGCCTCGGGGCTGGTATCGGGTGGAACGAATTCAGTGCCGTAAACGGGCTGGGGGATCAGGCCATTCTTCGCGGCCCAGTTGAAAGCGGCTCGGATGTACCGGATGGTGGTGGCCAGCCGATGCGGGCCGAGGTGCCGGGTCGAGATCAGGTGTTGATAGTAGGCGGTGAAGTGCTGGGGTCCAAGGGCGCTGGCGACCGCCTGGGGTCCG